TTATCCCAGCAAGGCCCCGTTGAATTAACCCTGCGGTAACAATCCCTTTGACTATCGATTGAAAATTCGTTGCTGACCTTGAGGCTTTTGCGAATGACCGAGATGCTTTATCGCCGAATTTGCCAGCAGCGGCCGATTGCCGCTTGAAAATCGGGGTTAACAGGTCTTTGCCCCGAAAAATCGTACTGACGATGAAGTTTGGCATTATCGCTTAGCAAGTTCCTTCTGCTGTCGTATCATTTCGTCACGGTATGGTTCCCACCAACGATACCAATATACAAGCTCTGGATACTCCATCGCTTTAAGTTCAGCTGGAGCAATATTTTTATGCTGAAATAACTCACCCATCATTTTATCAATCTGATGGGTTACGCCGTTAAAAAAATCGCTCCCAAACATTCTACTACACTCGAATCAACTCCTATTAACGACGAAATCGATCCTTCGGGAAGATTAGTCAAAGATCCAACCAGGCAATAAATTTTCCCATAAAAATCGTCTTCGTCTGCTCGTTTCATCTGAATTTTCGCTTTACCAGTCATGATCTGATAATGCAATTCAGTTGTTTCGCCTTTTGGAAATTTCAAACGCTGAGTTATTGTAAGGCCGTTCTCTGTAGTAATTTCGATATATCCTCTTCTAATATACCGCAACAACCGCTTAGCCGCCGAACGCATCGCTTCCTGTACCCGAGCGTCCGGGCTTTTGAAATCACTAAAATCAGCGATCTCAATGTCGTAAAAATCCAACAATAAATCTAATTGATCTTGAGCTGGCTGCTCGTCTAGTACGTAATTTTTTGTCATCAAACACCTTTAGTTATGCGAATAATACCCAATCATCTCGGGGCAGCATCTGGATAGTTGTCCTGCCCGTTGCTGTTTCGCGATTTTCAAATTCAATCGTCCCTTGTGTGGCATACGATTTGCCATCGGCAAGCTCGAAGCTCATATTCAGCCAATCAAGCGCTTCTGAGAAATTTTTCAAATTCTCAGCCTCTTCCGCAGTCGTAATCAAAACCATCGATTCCGCTGCCGGAATTCGAGCAACCATCGATTTCTCAGCCGATCCTGAGGTAGGAATCAATGAAACTTCGAATTTGGTCAAAATGTGAGATACATCAGTATCACCAGCCGCTCGATAAGGAACGCCCTCGATTATGACATTACGTAACGTGCCTACTACTGCCATTTTTTACCTCCTATTGCGTAAACACTGTCAACGCAGTGTCAAATTGTATAATCGTGTCGATAATCCACGCCTCACCACTGAGGATGATCGGGATCCGAACATCAAAACCAGTTCCGCCGGCGCGAACCTGCACATATCGACCAGTGCGAATTTGCTGTATCGTAAACGAAGCCGAGTAAATCCAGCTCTGCTCTTCCCATGCACGTGCCAGGGATATCAACTCATTCTCAACAGCTTGTTTATCTTTGACTTTTTGCCGGGCAACAATGTTAGTGACTGCCGACACATTTTGGACAATTGTGATGCCCTGCCATTTTTCCTGCTCAAACGTTACCCGGACCGAATTAGTGATATTTTGCAATTTAGAAATTGCAATCATTGATCGGTAGCCGTTCGATCGAGCAGGCACATTATCCGGATGATAAAACGTCACCAAATTCTGCATTTTGACAGCGCCGGATTTGTCTTTGACCGTCGGTGAAATCCCCGCTTTTACTGCCTGATCCCGGCTATCGTAACTCGAAGTCCAGCGATCCTCCGGCGCCCCCGGCCATACGCCCGACAAGATTTCGTTGACCGCAGATTGCGCAGGATTGCGATTGTTGATATCTGCCGTGATGCCAAGAGCAAGAGCCGCAATCTCCTGCGGGTGGTTTGGCGATCCGGGTACCGCAATCACTCCATTTGTTCGATCATCTTTTCGCCCGTCACCAAGCGCGATGAGCGAGTCAAATCCCGCAGTACCTGCTGCCGTATCACCATGCAAACACCGAAGCGGTCGTTGAACTAATCGACCCCAATTGCCAACGAAATCGTTGTTTATTCCATTCCACTCAGAAATCGCATCCAAAATAGACGTGTTCAATTCGGGGTCTGAAACAATGAAATCGGTATAGTAATTTTCGTTCTGCTCATCGTCCAACCCGAGAGCATTTAACGTTGCCTCAAGGTCGAGGGTGCCCGTCCCGCCTGTCGGCTGAACAATTGCGACCTCAACACCTACCGGAAATTCTTGGCCGTATCCCTCGTTAAATGAAATTTTTACATAATTGCCGTATACGCTACGATTTTTCGATTTAGTATTGACCTGATCTGCGGTAGGCGTTGTAGTACTCGCTGTAATGGGCAGCGTTTTATCATTGTTAATCGCCGCAACAATCGCATTTTCAATATCTTCCGCAGTATCGTCATCATTGACCCCCACCGGAACATACTCGCCCGAAATGTAAAGATGCAGCGTATCAGCTAAAACGCCAGCTGCCGTGATATTGATAGACCCGTAAGCGTAAGTTGCTGTTCCGTTTGTTGTAAAATCAAGATCCGGCGATACCCAGATCTCCGCGCTTTGATTCCCTGTAAAAGCCCATTTGGCCAATCTATGTGCTTCAGATCCAAAACCGTACAAATCCCCTGCCTCTTCGACTGATCTGATCAATCGCGGAACCCAGTTATCCACATCATCTTTATCTTTATCATATTTCGCCGAAATCAAAAGTTTTCGCGGCAACACCTCTGTGACGTCAACGGACCGAACATTCTCAGCACCAATCGCTGTCGCTGCTGCCAGACTATTCGGATTTATTCTTGACGTCGCCACGCGTTATCCTTTTAGCCGTTCAAAATCGAAATCGATGTGTCGAATTCAACGGTAGAATCATAGATCCGGCCAGCGCCGCTCAACAGAATCGGAATTGTAATATCGAATCCCGTATTACCGGCCCGGATTTGTACATAATTGCCGGTTTTGATTCGGTCAATCGTAAACTCCGCATCGTAGATCCAACCGTGTGATTGCCACGAACGAGCCAATGCAATGATATCGTTTTCGACGGCTTGCTTATCGCGAGCCTTCTGATTATCTACAGTATTGGTGACCGTCGACACGTCCGCAACGATAAAAATGCCTTGCCATTTTTCTTGCTGGAAATTCAATTTAACTGAGTTTGTGACGTTTTGGATTTTCGAAATGTTGACTTGCAGAGCATAGCCGTTCGATGCCGGCAACACATTGTCTGGGTGATAAAACGTCGCGATATCGGTGAGTATCAACGACGACCCATCAAATTTTGTCGAACTAATACCTGACTTGAGTGCCGTATCCCGATTTGTATAGCTCGACGTCCAACGATCCGCCGCGTCACCCGGAATTACGCCGATCAACGGTTTACCCGTATAGTGCTCCGCAGCTCGAGTATTGTTAATCCGAGCTTCGATTCCCAAGGCTTGTCCTGCAATCTCTTGCGGATGATTCGGCGACCCGGGCGCGGCCAAAATCCCCTGCGTCCGATCTTGTTTACGCCCATCGCCGAGCGTAATCAGCGAGCTCAAACCACCCGATCCAACAGCAGTATCACCGCCGAGCGATCGAAGCGGCCGGGCAACAATTTTGCCGTAATTCCCAACAAAATCATTCCCTACGCCATTCCACGCAGACAAGGTATCCAGAGTTGTCGAGTCTTGCATATAACCATGCAAAAGCTCGGTGAAATATGGCGAATTCTGCTCGTCGTCAATACCGATCGCGTCAAGCGCATCCTGAATATCTGGGACGCCTGTTCCGCCGGTCGGCTGAACATAAGCGAGCGTGACCCCGACAGGCAGATCTTCGCCAAACCCCCAGCTATCTGAAAGATTAATGTAGTTGCCGTAAAGACCAGCCGAATTCGCGTCGATTGTCACAACTCCTAATGCAGCTGTCGCTTTCACCGGCAAAGTCGTGTCAGCATTAATCGCAGTTTCAATCGCGGTTGCAATATCCGAATCCGAATCGCCATCAGCGACCGATACCTGAACCGATTCGCCGGCAATATATAAATAAATCGTCCCCGCCTCTGCAGTTGTCACTGTAACAGTAATCGACCCTTGAGCATAACCCGGCGTAGCCGCCTCTTTTTGTGGGATTACCCAAGTTTCAATTCCGCCAGCACCCAAAAACCAAGCTTTGGCGAGGCGGTAAACCATAAACCCAAAACCGAATTTATCGCCAACATCCGCTTCACTCGTCACGAGATAGGGCTGATTTTCGACGATCTCAGTTTTCGTAGTTTCGTCATAAGTACCGATTATGACGCCTTTTCGGGGCACATTTTGTGCCTCCGACAAAAACTGTACATTTAAGGCGCCAACACCAACATATCCTGCTTGTGCATCGGCTCCCGGCTGAGATACTGCCATTTAATTACCTCCTATGGTGCAGGCGTAGTGTCCACGAGTACGCCGGTTTTTTCATTATCATCATCGACCAAATCGATAACGTTATCATATATATAGCCGGCTGTTCCTGTGTCGCCGTCTATCGGTTCGTAGAGTTTACAAGTCAAGTCCATGGATCCGGTGAGCATAATATATTTCCCACCGCCAATTCCGCGAATTGCGTTAATCTCTGCTAGTCGATCCTTGCGCACATTATCTATCCAACGATTCGCGATGATTCCCATCGACATTCCAAGGTCTCGATTACGCGCATCCATAATTATTTGATAGACAATCCCGGCGAGCTCATTCCACGAATCATCAGCGAGTTTTTCTGCCAGTTTGATATTCGCCATCACCGTTTGGACTTCAGCCGGAGTTGAAGTTTCGCTATTGATCGTAGCCAAATCGCCTTCAGCCGCCTTGGTCACAAACAGCTCGATACGATAAGTCGTGTCGTGCTGAACCGGGCCGGCTGTTCCGCTCTGACTATCGGGAAATTGACCTTCACTATAATACACAGACACCAAGCGATTACTGTCTAAACTCTCTTCAGCATCTTCTGTTTTCGGCTGGTATCCGGCAACACGGTAACGTCCGGCTGCTGCGTTAGTCAACAGATTAACGATATTCGTTTGTAACGTTTCGAAATTCATCGTCATTCTTGCGCAAACTCCGTAAGGGGGATCTGAATCCACTGAAATGAATCGCCTAGTCGAGGTGCATGTTCCATAAAATATGTCTTTTTGTCCGCATCAACTTCCGGTTTTTCTGGAATTTTTACCATCCAGCGTTCACCGGCGACCGGCACGCGATCTAACGATGACTTTCGAAGCGTCACAATAGGGTTATCGATCCGCATCGGCATCCCCGTTTCCTGGTTTTGTTCGTATCGAGCCCAAGTAATCCGCCCCGTAAGCGGGATAGTACGGGGAGTGTCAGGATCATTTGCGGAGAACTCTTGTTCAGTACCGTCCGGCGCGACGAGAACGACTGGAAGCCCGAAGCCATTTTCATAGTCTTCGAGCATTGTCCCTAGATCCCGCTCCATTCTCTCGCGCAGATTGCCCACTATTCCTTGCCCTTCTCTTTGACCGCCTCTTTCTCACGAAGTTTTTTATACTCCACAAGAACCATGTGATTAAAATCGGGGTATGGACTACACGTTTCGATCACCTTTTCTTCATCTGCGTATGGCGCAAAATGTTTGGCGAGCGCTTTCGCCTGAGCCGTTTTCGCTTCCATCGCTTTTTTGAGTAGCGGCTCATACTCCTTCGGGCAATCCATGCCCGGTTTGAGCTTAAGACCGCGGCGCTGAATCGTTATGTAGGTTGGAACTTTCATTGCTTCTTCTTCTTCGGTTTTTCGACGATTTTTTCGAATTCGACGATTTGATCTTTGAATCGAGCGAGCAACTCCGGGGTCACTCTATCCACTGGAATTTCTCCACCAGAATCAACATATTCAGTAGGCGTTTTTTTATCGTTGAATTTCAACCGACCTTTTCCGGTCCATTTATGCGGCATTATGCAACTCCTTTCATGAGATAATACGCATCTGTGTGGACAGGCGCATAAATCGGAGCAGTTTGAGATCGCAGCAAAATCGAAGCATCATTGACACGCATATCGAAATGGAACATCCGCGGATCAAAATTCGCACTCCAAGAATCAACTTTTGCCGGAACTCTCAATGTCGCCGGATCCATACCCATGTAGAATTGATATTCTTGCCGCTTCACCGGACTCATCGGCAAACGCTCAGATGGACCAAAATATCGATCAGCGCGAGTATTCGGATTGAATAGCAAAACCTGATCTGTCGGCATGTATTTCGTCCAAGTACCGGCGTCAGTTTGATATTGCTCACCATAGGTGAAAATTTCAAACCGATGGCCATTGTATGTCGTCAAACGAGCTTGATAAGTAAAACCCGCGTCGGTAAACCGCCGAAATTCTTGTGGCGGTTCCATGTTCGGATTGTCCCGAACACGAGACAATCGCCGATTATCAGCTAGTTCCGTCCAGACCGAATTTTGGTAAAACGCAGAAAAAGCAGCCTCACCCATAAGCGCGCCAGTAAGATCGACTTTCCCATATTGACGTCCAGCTTCCCAACCATCATCAATATCCTCGATCGGATTTGTCGAACCCGTCCAAGCTGTCCCAAGGGTAACCGTCATGTTCGAATTCCGGAAAAAATCGATATAGTCATCAGATGCAGACGCACCTTCGATAATTGGCTGTTGACCATCCAAAATCGATTGGGATGCCAGCCAATTCATCATTCGCGCAAGCCGCAAAAGATGTGCATGGTGAATATCCGCCGCACGAACTCGAAGTCGACGCATTTTTGTCCAAGGCTGATAGTGCTCTTCGCCAAAATAACGTTCGTCGAGCACTTGCGCGTGAATGTCTCCAGACTCCTCAGCCAGCGGAAACGTCGTAACCAAGTCCGTCCATTCGCCAACATCAGTCTGTTTCTGGATATCACCAAGCGAATCCGCGTAAGACCCGCGGCGTTTCAATTTTGCCCTTTTCTCACCTTCAATTCGACGCAGTTGGATCTCAAACGCCGAATTATCAGGCATGAATCGAGTGATTGACCCAGGAGATTGACCAAAAAAACTCAGAAAAGCCGGCTTAAGCCCGACGAGTTGATGCTCGTCGAAGGCATTGGTCATCATACGCGTGTAGGTGTCGAGGACATTTGGTGTAGGATAATCTCTCATAATAGTCCTCCTTAGGTGTTCTCAGGCCGGTCAATATCGATGCCCGGTTCTGGATAAATGTCGATGCGGAAAAGCAAATCCCGAATCGTCTGATTTTGATTCGTCACCTCGGTCTCAAGCGTTCCTGTTTCGAGAATAATCGAATCCTCGTCAATTCGGCCAGTTTTAATGTACAACTGAAAACCTGTGACATTTCCAGCGATGATATCCGCCTCGTCTATCGACTGAGCGGAAAGACCTGCGGGAATCTCAGTACCGTCAGTTGCCGTAGGTACCAAAACCACCAATGTGTTTGTCGCTGGATCCCGCGCCAAAACTGTGTATTTCTCGAGGTCTCCGCTACGACCCGCATCCTGCGCAAACGTCTCGTTGTCC